TGCATACCAACCTGTGATCTTTATTGTAGCAAATTCGACATAAAGATTTGACTCACCGTTTCCATTTACCGTATGCACTACCTGATTTGCGTCCTTACCTGCAGCGCCCTGTGGACCTTGAGGACCTGTTGCGCCGGTTGCACCTTTATCTCCCTGAGGACCTTTATCGCCTTTTACACCTTGAGGACCTTGTGGTCCCTGAGGACCAGTTGCTCCTTTATCCCCTTTATCACCTTTGGCACCGGTTGCACCTGTGTCGCCTTTGCTTCCCGTGACGCAAACTGCTGTTGTCGTTGAAGTCGTGTTGTCAGTATAGGTAATCACCGATCTCGTCCAAATATATTTACTGTTCTCCCATCCAGGATAAGTCGTGCTCCACGATCCGCCGGACATGGCTGTTGCTGACGTTGATTTGTAATACTGTTCTACAATAGATTTAACGCCTTTACCGGTTGCACCAGTCCCTCCAGTATCTCCTTTATCACCTTTGGCTCCGGTTGCTCCCTGCGCTCCTGCAATGCAGACTCCATTTTGATTTGGTGAATACGTTCTGTTACCAGCTCCATCCGTTGTTACCGTACGGCTCCACATATACTTTCCATTAACCCATGTCGGCGCTGTCGTCGACCATGATCCACCGGACAATGAAGTTGCCGAAGTTGAGAGATAATACTCCACGTCAACAAAAGACACATAATCCTCAGGTGCCGGTGTCCAGTCTGTGGCCATATTGCCTTCTTCTAATTTTTCCCATTGAAAAGTAAGTGTTCCGGTGCCAGTAACGTCTAGACCTAATCTCGGAATTATAACACTTCTCGTGCTATTTCCACCTTTAGGTATCGTATATGTAACCCAATATTTTGTCATTGTAGTAGTAAGAACGAAGTCGCACAAACCATCAATGGCGGTTGATCTTTGTCCTTGACTGCCAACTACAGAAATAATATTTGACGGATTATAAAAATGCACTCGTATTTTATCGCCATTGACAGATGACTTTGCCCAGAAGGATAATGTATATACACTTCCATTTAGTAAGACCGTTGTTTTCCATGAGCATTTATCAGCATATCCCGATGTTGGATAGGTATACGTTATGGGAGATTTATGTGTTCCCACCAATAAATTTCTTCCGCCGACGACAATTCCTTCCGGTGTGCTGCCGACGTTGTAAGCAGTTGAAGTTGTATTATCCGTATAGGTGATGATCGTACGAGTCCAGAAATATGGTTTGTCCGCACTTGTCGCCGGAGGAGTTGCTGACCATACTCCAGTAGGGATCGTAGTTCCAGACGAACTTGCCTGATATGTTACTGCAGTAGATTTAACGCCTTTTCCACTTGCACCAGTATCGCCCTTATCTCCCTTACTGCCGGTAGCCCCTGTTGCACCCCTCGGGATAATTGTATGGCTTATGCATAAACCTTTCAGATCTCCAGATGCAGTATTACTCCGATAATAAGCAACATGAGCATTTTTTGTGTCCGTTGCAGTTCCAACGATTGCAAACATATCACCAATCCGGCAACCATTACGGATACCAGATGTGCTGGACCAAGTTTCTTCGCGATTAATCGTTCCATATCTTGTCCACTGAGACTCGGTGAAGGCGTCTCTAACCACATTTGCCACAAGACTATATCCCTGTGAACCAGTAGCCCCAGTAGCACCTTTATTACCATATACGCCTATGACTCGTTTCGTAGTATCAACCATTGTCCCATTTGTATAAGTAATTATCTCGTAGTTCCAGAGATATTTGTTGCTCTCTGTCATTGTCGGAACCGTAGACGACCACGATGTAGGAACAGTCGAATTGGATGAAGAAACCGCGTAATGCTCCACGATCCCCTTAATACCATTTCCGGTTGATCCGGTATCACCTTTATCCCCTTTACTTCCCCGATCACCATATGATCCAATAATGCAAGGCGCAGTTGTACTTGCTACGGTTCCATCACTGTATTTTACAACTTCATAATTCCAAAGGTATTTCTTATCCGCTGAAACGGACTGTACCGCCGTTGTCCATCCACTTGTTGCTGCTGTAACTCCACTGGAAGATGCAGTTGCCAAATAGTAGTTAACTACAGCTCCGATACTCTTTCCGTTAGTGCCAGTAGCACCATTTGCACCCATACGGCTAACGCTATATATTGTGGATATCGTATTGTCAGAGTAGCTAAATATAGTCCTCACCCACAGATATTGTCCGGCTGAAACTGTTGGTATAGATCCAGACCAAGTACCGGTCGGAACCGTTGTTCCAGACGTACTTGCCTGATATGTAATTGCTGTCGACTTAATTCCTTTGCCAGTATCTCCAATCAAATCATCAGGATGCGGAGTCCATTCTGTCGCTTTTGTTCCCTTTTCAATTTTAAGACAACGCCATCTAATTTTGCCCTCTCCATTCGAATAATCACATCGCATGGATATCATGTATTTTTTACAAGAACCATCCCATTTCCCGGTAAGTGTGCAGGTTTTCTTTCCAGACTCTGTCGATATACTAAACAAGCCATTTGCAAACGGATTTACATGCGTCAATCCGCCATCCTGTGCTCCTTGAGAACATAATCTAAATGTTCCAGAAGACGAAGATTTGAAGCCTGTCCATTCTATTTCAATACTGGTTGTAAATGTTTCGCCTGTTGCACATCCGTCTGGTATTACGAATGAGCTAATATCTTTACAAATATTTGTTCCGGCGTATGGTTGCCAATAATCGGACCATTCTCCAGAGGTATTCTGCAATAGATTCCACCCAAAACTAGCTCCCTGATTAGCAACTGCAAATGAGAATTTCTTATAGATCGTAATTCCATCAATAATTACAGGAACACTTGCCTCACATGCTGTAGAAATAACCGCTGTTGTTTTAAATGTAATTGTTGGAGATGCCATTCCGTTATTTGAAACAGATGCGGAAATGCCAGTTGGGCATGAAATTGTTCCGATTGTAACCTTCGAACACTGAGTATCACCCTGATAGGCTATTGCTTGAGTCGTACAAGCGGAACCAATCGGTGCTCCAGACGTATTTCCCATGAAAGTATAGGTTTCACTTGTCAATACTACAGAATATGCATCCGTAATATCGGCAATTGTAACCTGGCATGATGCTTTAGCCGCCATTTTGAATTTTCCTCTCTTTCTTCATTACTCAAGCTGGCATGTATACGAGCCAATATTCGTGATATCATCCGCCGTTACGGTGATGCTTCTGGCTGTAGTTTTTGCCATTGTAGAAGTGCCAACATACCATCTGATTATTCCGAGTGATCCACAAATACCGCCATCTGTGATTTCCTGCTCAACCCCACCTTTAAAAACGTGAGCAGTCAATGCGGTGCTGCCTCGACTGTTCTTAAAGGTAAAACCATTACTTCCGGTGATGCTTATAACAATTCCGTCTTTTCCCGCAGCTCCAGTTGCCCCGACTTCGCCCTTCATTTTTGACCACTTATATGCAGTAACAGTCGTCGGATCATTTTTGTTAAAATCGACACAAGTGCCGATATATTCGCCGCTATCTTCCCCATCATTTCCAGTAAATGTTTTACCTGCATCATTTGAATATTTGATATGCAAATATGATGTCTTTCCATCAGCTCCTGCTGATCCTTGGATTCCCTGTTTTCCCTGCTCTCCCTGAATTCCTTCCAGACGATGCCAAATATACTTTTTCGGATCGGTGGAATCAGCCTCTGTAAAATCTGTATAGGTTCCGATATATGTATCAGCTATTTCACTCATCTGACTTGGTAAAGTCGGGTTGGCAATTGAGCTGTATTTGATATGGAAATAAGTTGTCTTTCCATCTTTTCCAGGTTCTCCCTGAATTCCCTGTTTTCCTTGCTCTCCTTGAACTCCCTGCAGTCCCTGCGGGCCTTGATCTCCTCTAATTCGTGCCCATGAGTAAGATTCAACAGTTGTTGGGTCGTCAACCTCGAAGTCAACACATGTTCCAATGTAGGCGCCCATAGTTTCTCCATTCTTTGATGTGAATGTCTTTCCGCCATCATCTGAATATTTGATATGAAGATATGAGGTCTCACCATTTGCTCCATTCTCGCCAGGAATTCCTTTTTCGCCTTGCTTTCCCTGAAGCCCCTGAAATCGGTACCATTTGTACTTTTTGGGATCGTTCGAATCTTCTGATATAAAATCGACATAGGTCCCAATATATGTATTTGGTGTTTCACTGATCTGACTTGAAGATGTCGGATTTGAGACAGCCGAATACTTAACATGGAAATAGGTTGTCGCTCCGTCTTTACCATCCTTGCCCGCAACTCCCTGATCTCCCTTAGGTCCAGTTGCGCCTGCTTTAGCTACAGCAAACGAGAATTTCTTATAGAATGTTATGCCGTCTACTACAATTGGTATGGTCGCCTCACACGCAGAACTTATAATTGCTGTCGTTTTAAAAGTGATTTTAACAAGAGATGTATTGTTATTTGTTACAGTTGCAGAAATACCAGTCGGGCATGTAACTGAAGACTGATTCACCGAAACTTTTGAGCACTGGTTCTGTCCACAATATACCGCGGCCTCTGTTGAACAAAATTGCCCAGCGGAAACACCTGTAGTTCCGCCAATAAAGGTATAGGTCTCGCTTGTTAAAACTATAGAATAGGCATCTGTAACGTCTATCACTGTGATCTGATCTGAAGCTTTGATGAGAGAATTTAAAATGAATTCACATTTTAAAGTGACTTTGTTTTCGATATCGTCAGGTGTAAGTGAGAAAGTGAATCCATCACTTCCAATTCTTGAGTCATTTGCCGAAATCACTGTAAATGATGTTTCATTGAATTTCTGTATCGACCATCTGACACTAACCGTACTATTTCCGAACACCGTTTTAAGACGTGTAATAGAAGTAATTCTCTCGGTTCCATGATAGATCACGGCTGTGAGTACCATAGCCTGCGAATCATTCTTAAAGATATTTCCCCTGGATGACTCAATTGACAGACTTGTTGTTACTTCCTGTCTAACTTTATTAATGTCATTCTGGATACCATTAATGACATCTACCAGATTATTTCCTTCTTCTGGTTCTTCCGGATCAGGATCAGAACTACCACTTACACCAAAAGATATACTTTTTGCTGAAATTGCAAGCTGGTATTCCCCATTTTGATCTTTATAGTATTTGAGATAATTTGCCTTATCACCAATTGCCAGCTGGCCCTTTGTATCCATATAGATACCTCTGGTCGTGTTATCAGCACTATTTTTTACTCCAGAATATAAAGAATCCTCGGTGATATGGAAACCACCAATGGTAGCTCCAAATGCAACGAGGTCTTTTACATCAATTTTAGTAGCCGTGATTGATTTTGCTTGAATAACACTACCGTGAATGCTGTTATATTCTGTTTGTTTAGTCTCAACACTTTCACCGTTTGTATTGAGTTTATAGTAAAGCCCATCCTCTCCCTTGATAACGAGCTTATCTGCAACAATTGTATTGCCTTCAATCAAATCACCTTTAATGGTTACACCAACCAATTCTCCAGTAATTGTCTGGTCTCCGATAACAAGGTCTCTGATAATACCAGATGTGGCGTAAAACTGCTCGATTGCAGCTTTCCCGATGTTCGAGAAATCAACATTTGCAAATTTGGTATCAAGATTTTTAATCGTCGCGTCCGTTGATTCGAATTTCTCAGTAGTTAAATCTTTAAACTCGCCATATGTAGCTTCAAGATTATTTACTTTAGCATTAGCCGCATTTAAATTCTCAATACTCGCATATTTAATATCGGCTGCTTCTGCCGTAAGCATTTTCGCTTTAACATTCTCGATCTCAGCAGAATTAGCAGTTAATTTCCCATCAACTTCAATATTCTTTGCTTTGAGATCATCGATTTCCGCAGCACTTGCCGTAAGTTTCTCCTTGATTGTCACATTATCTGCTGTAAGATCATTGATTCTGGCAATCTCTGCTTCAAGCTCTTTCGTATTTACTTTATCGGCGATAACTATTTCAAACTCTGAGATCTTGCTACCCATCTCCTTGACATCTTTATCACTTGCCGATGGAGAGGAAATATTTCCAGTAACCATGACAGTGTGATTCTTAATCGTAACGATTACCCTGTCACCGTCTGACAACACTGTAGTTGCAGATATCGGAGTCAATAAATCTGACCCATCAAGACGAACATAGTTTTTGTTGTCGTATTTGACAATTGTTCCATAAGCACTCGACTCGGTAAGTTTTTGTTCATCATTGCTGGTAACCTTGACGAGTTGATCTATAAGATCACTTGATAGAATCACAACGTATCACCTCCATAATTTAGTTGTAAAAACAGCTTTTTCTGTTACTGGACATCCAGGCTCACATTTAATTGTCTGACTAATTACCTTTGCCTTAATATTGGTGAGTTTTGCTCCCTTATAATCAAGTCGGACGCAATCCCCAATTCGAACAGGGCAATAGCCATGGGTATATGTCACTGTGCATTCCAACGAAGACAAATCTCTAAGCAATTGTTCGGCATATTCATTGATCTGATTTTTCGTTGGATTACCGATCAAATCCGGATTGCTCACCCTATGTACTATTTCTCTTCCACGACTCACTGTCGATGTAGAGCTGTTTGGATCATCATTCACCACTCTGGCATAATACTTGTCATACCCTTTGGAATAAATAACCTCAACCACATTCGGAATTCCATATAGATCTCGATCAATACTGATATCTGGGTATAGAATCGAGCTGTTTCCGTCGTCGTATGTCCATACGGGCTGAAGTGATGCTGTGTCCTGATTCGGTGCAAATAAAATACGCCCTAACTCATCTAAGTCAAAGGAATACTTTGCATTAGAGATTAAAGCGCTTATATATGCCAACCATGTTTCATCTGTTTCGGCGACAAAGTTTGAAAATAATGGTTCTGAGTTGGTTGCCGCAACTACTGGAGCTCTCGCATGTGTCCTAGCAAGTCGATAGCCATTTTCCATAATATTTTCGCCTTTTAATAAGAAGAAACCTATCGGTGGCTTATTTTCTTTAAGTTCCATTAATGGTGTATAAGCATCCACCGATATATCCTCTACCTTTCCATCAAACTTTAATGATGGCGTTTGGACTAAGAATGTTCCCAATGGATGCTTATCTTTAAAACCATTTTGAATTGTAACGAGATATGCTCGAATATAGCATTCTCCAACCGATTCCGTCATATCAATCGAAGCTGACCCAAGAGTCTCAGCCGATGTATCACGCGTTATTGAACATGATTTCACCGTGCGAATCCTCTCAGTATCTTTCCATGTCCCTGGGTCAACAATATAATACTCAAATGATTGCTGCATCGATGCGGACCAATCAACCATATTCAGATACCTCCCTCAACTCGCGTGATATCGAGTGTTACTGGAATCGTAAGTACTTTGTGTGTCTGGCTGAATGAAACGGAAATGTTTGCCCAGTATCCGCTTCCGGATGGTTCTCTTACATATACATCGCCCATCCAGATCGCAAGTCTCCGTAGAGCATATAGAGTATCAACATCTGATTTCTCTATCTCGACTTTCCAACTCGCAGTCTCACCGAGCTGTGTGCCATAGTAACTCACAGGTCGTTTTCTTCCCTGATACTTTATAAGCGAAACATCGGCGCTGTGATTATCAGACACGTCGATATTATATGGCAGTCTTAAAAGAGATCCAGACCATGGTTTCTCGCTTGTCTCTTTTCCGTCAGTAACGTCAAATTCCTGCCACTCCTCATCCCATTGAATAATGACTGCTTTCTCATTCACCGGATAGCCAGGCATATCCGTATAACTTACAGCCCCTGTCGAAGTGCTTGTCGCCACGATACGATATCGAGCATAATCGAGTGCCGGATGCGGATCAGTAATGTAAGTATTCTTGCCATTTGCAATTCCAGTTGCTAGTTCTGTGAACGAGCCATCGAATTCGCGTCTATATACGGATAATGTGATTCCTGACACCGGCTTACCCGTTTTGGCAACCCTCGCGCAAAAATATACAGTTGATCCATTTAATGTTCCAGAGTACACTGTTTCACCAGTTGTTGTCACCGCTCCATTCACCGACGTTCCATCAATTGTCGAAATTTTAGTTGTCGTTGGAGTATATGTTGACCCATTTTTTGTAACCTCATAATATTCATAAGGGTAATACTCGCAATATGGGCGTATATACGCAGTCAACGTGTCTTTGTTTATTCCAATTTCAGCACTCGGCTGGTATGTTTCATCTTTCCAAGCGACCAGTATGTCAACTGATGATGTTGCGGTAAGACCAGAATTCATAGAAGCTATGCATGAAATTGTATAAGTAACATTATTTTCGAGGTCTATGTTTCCTGCTGAGAAAGCAATAGTGAGCTGATCCGTTGTATCAAAGTATTTTGAATAAATCTGCTCGCCTTTACTTATCATCTTCGAACAGCCAGCTTCGTCAACCGTCTCATATGCACTTTTTGTGGTTATTGTCAGATAATAGCCGATTGGTGCCTGCGTCTTAGGACCGGTCAGTCCTTTAAGATAAAACGGAAACGAAGTAATCTCATCAAGCGCTTCACCTTTTGAGTTTGTTATATTTAAAGACATGGTCGGTGGCGTATATACGTCGATAGTTCTCTGAATAGACCATTCTCCGTATTCCTTTGTTATGCCAGCTGTTCTAACTCTCCACTGAATTTTTGTTCCTTCAGTATACCCAGATGTCGAAACCGAGTATGTACTTGTAAGATCCTTTTTATCTTCATCCGTACTCTTCTTAATGGTTTTTGTCTGCTTATTACTTCCGATTATCAGCTCCAATTCAGCATACGTCTCACTTGACCCATCCTCAGCATTATGAACCCAATACAATGTGAGCGGCTCCCCAGTAATCGCCGTCGTTGTCGATGACCACGTTGTAGGAGCCACCGGTGTTTTTCCAATTACTATAGACTTCGGACTTGTCCATGCAGATTTGCCTTTGTTGTTTGATGCCCGTACACGGAAGAAATATTCATTTCCGGTTTCAAGACCAGTTTTCTCGTAATGGTTAAATTCGATTCCGCTTACTGTGCTCGTTTTATCCGATCCATCGAAATAACTTTCCTGAGTAGCATATTCGATATCATAGCTAGTCGCCGTCGTAACACTATCCCATTCAAGATATATCGATGTTTTTGATGTTGCTTTAATTGAAGTTATTCCTATTGGCGCTGATGGTGCGGTTGCTGTATTGCTTGAATAATCTGTCCAAGAACTGTATAACTTTCCTCGATATGCTCTACAACGTACCTTATATTCCCCGCCAGCCGACACCGTACAGGAATAAGAAGCCAGCGTAGTCTTTAATTCAGCATTTCCAGTGTTAAAGATTGTTGTGTTATCTTTAACGATTTGGAACTGAATTCCGTCTGCCGCTGGCTTTGTTGATGTGTATTGTGCTGTGACCGTGAGTTTATACTTGTCATCAATCGACACACTCAGATTGCTTGGTGTTACTGGAGGGGCGTTTGTGAAATCATAGGTAATTGCTGTTGACCACTTGCCAATCCAGTAACTCACCTGGGCATTATTTACTGTATGGGTTTCTGATATGGCTTTAACCCAGAATCTTACCTTTGTTGCGTTTGATGGTGCTGAATATGTACTCTGTCGGACATTTTCAGCAGTCGATGTTATGTTACCAACAAACCAGACACCATCTCCAGTTGCATATTCCCACCAAACGCTATAACCGTTTGTATTTGCTCTACTCCATTTCCATGTTGCGAACAATGTCCTATCTGTTCCAGCCTGCAATCCAAAATATTGCACAGTCGGCTTAGTAGGTGTTGAAGATGTGGGAGAAGTTTTTGGTGCAGAGGTTCCATTTACATCGAGATTAATAACCTGCCCAGGATAGATTATAGGATTTGTTTTCGATATCCCATTTTTATCCGCAAGCTGAGTCCATCGGGTGCCATCTCCAAGAAATCTTCTGGCAATCCCCCAGAGGCAATCTCCCTTAACAACTGTATATGTAGCCATCTTACACCCTCCTTCCTATTCTCGCCGCTTTAACAATAGTGCTTATTGCGTCTGAAATATTGCTTCCATCGTCGTAAGTTATTCCGTTAATTTGATATGTTGCATGTTCCATGTTACCAATGTCTTTTCGCAACTTATTGATCGCTGATACAACTTCACCTATATCCCCATTTTGATTTTTATAATTCATGGATGTATTGATGTCGTTGAGACTCGCTCTGATTCCAATAGTTTGTCCTGTGCTAAGCATTCCATTTAAAGCACTGATTCCACTTCTCGCATTACTTAAGTCAACAACCGGACTAATCGTTGGCTGTGCGTCAATATTGCTATCAATCATACTCAGCATCTGTGCCAAAACACTCTGAGTTGTGCTTGTCGCGGTATCAGCCATTGTTGAAACAGATTTTTTGACCTGTCCTCCGAACATACTTATACCCTGAGCAAATCCTTGTGGCACGTAAGAACCGATCTCTTTAAACACTCTCGATGGGGAATGAATTTTCAGATTCTGTCTCGCAGCGTTTGAAGCCGCAGATGCCATCCGGGCAGCAGCCGAAGCCGCACTTTGAATATTCGCTCTGATTCCAGATGAAAATCCACCAGCCACATAAGAACCCGCACTATAAAAACTACTGTAATAGCTTCGCATATTTTTGACCGCTGACGATAAGCCTGACGTGGATCCTGATACAACATTATCATTTTTGCTTTTTATGCCTGAGACAAACTTGTTCATTAATGTCGCACCGATCCCATGAAACATGCTTGCTTTACTACTGAGATTTGAATTCATCTGTGTAGTCAACGCTGTTAATGTCGATAAAATCGTCGCGGTTACTGGTTTCATTCCGTTGAGTAATGACTCCAGCATTTTTTTTCCAGCAGATTCCATTTTTCCAGAAGCGCCATCGAATACTTTAACAAAATCGTCGATATTAGCCTCTGCAAATTTATTTACAGAATCGACGAATGAACTAACGCCGCCAGAATACATTCCAGCAGTGCTGTTAATAACCTCAACAATGGACTTAGCTGCTTCGACCGATGAAAGAATAGATCCTGCATTCAAACCATTAACAGTTTCAGAATAGTCTATCATCGCTTTTCCAAATTCTGTTAATTTTTCTCCAATTCCAGATATACTGTCAACACTGACTAGAAGATTTAGATTGGCCGGGATAGATTCGATGACGGAAACCATCGATTTAACGCCAGGAACAGAGGCTGATATAGCGCTAGGTTTTAATCCAGTTACTGCCGCGGCATACTGTTGCATTCCTTCGCCAAATGGTACTAATTTCTGACCAAAATTTCCAAGATCTTTTCCACCTTGGAATAATTCCCATATACCGCCTTCTGTCGGTATCGCTTCTGCCACACCTATCAGAGAATATGCTGCACCTGCAGATCGGATAATGGCAGTTTCGTCAATTCCCGTTACGGCTTCTGCATATGATTTCATTCCTTCGCCAAATGGTACTAATTTCTTACCGAAATCCCCGATTTCTTTATCACCATTGATTATCGTCCAAAATCCGCCTTCGGTAGGTAACGAATTTAGTATTCCAATAAGTGAATTAGCCGCAACAGCTGATGTTAATATTGATCCAACACTAAGTCCATCCACTGCTTCTGAATACGACTTTAAACCATTTCCAAATGGTATCAGTTTTTGACCAAAATCCCCAATCTCTTTTTTGCCATCAATCAGAGACCAGAATCCACCCTCTACCGGAATTGACTCAGCCACATCTATTAGGGCTTTCGCTGCAACGCCTGAAACTAATATCGGAGCCACACTAAGTCCATCAACCGCTTCAGCGTATGATTTCATTCCCTTTCCAAATGGTATCAGTTTTTGACCAAAATCCCCAATCTCTTTCTTTCCATCAATTAATGTCCAAAATCCACCTTCGGTAGGTATTGACTCAGCAATACTAATCAATGATCTTGCGGCTATCGACGATGATAGAATTGATCCGACACTAAGTCCATCAACCGCTTCAGCATATGATTTCATTCCCTTTCCAAATGGTATCAGTTTTTGACCAAAATCCCCAATCTCTTTCTTTCCATCAATTAATGTCCAAAATCCACCTTCGGTAGGTATAGCATTTGCTACATCAATCAGTCCATTAGCTGCTATTATTGACCTCGCTATTGCTTGCGTATCTATCTCTGCCACCGCATCGGCATATGACTTCATACCATATCCGAACGGTATTAACTTTGTACCAAACTTACTTAAGTCCTTATCGCCATCAAATAGGCTCCAGAATCCACCTGTTATAGGAATTGCATTTGCCACATCAACTATTGCACTCGCTGCATCTGCTGACCTAACGATAGACATGGCATCAAGATCAGCAACAATATTGGCATATAATCTCATTCCTTCGCCGAATGGGATTAACTTCTTACCGAAATCTCCAAGATCCTTGTCACCATTGAATAAACTCCAAAATCCACCTGTCATAGGAATTGAGTTTGCAATTCCTATTATGGCATTTGCGGCTAATGTTGATGATATTATTGAACCAGTGTCTATCCCAGATACCGCATCGGCATAATATTTCATTCCATACCCAAACGGTATTAATTTCGTACCGAACTTGCTCAAATCTCTATCACCATCGAATAAGCTCCAGAAACCTCCAGTCACGGGTATCGCGTTTGCTACACCTATGATGGCATTTGCGGCTAGTGCCGACGATAATATCGCACCCGTATCGATATTAGATACGGCTTCAGCGTACGATTTCATGCCTTCACCAAATGGAATTAATTTCTTACCGAAATCTCCGAGGTCTCTATCGCCATCAAATAAGCTCCAGAAACCTCCGGTTACTGGTATTGCGTTTGCTACAGATATCATCGCATTCGCAGCCGCTGTTGATCCAATAATCGCAGTAGTATTGACTTCTGATGCAATCTCTCCATAATACTTCATACTATATGCAAATGGAACAAGCTTATTTGCAAACTGATCAAGATCTTTACTACCACTGAGTAATTGCCAGAGTCCGCCTTCCGTCGGTATTGCATTTGCAACTGCAACTATTGCATTTGCGGCTAGAACAGAAGTTAGTATGGAACCGGTATCTATTCCACTTACGGCTTCACCATACTGCTTCATGCCTTCTCCGAATGGTATAAGAGCCTTTCCGAACCGGCTAAGATCATGTTTTCCTGAAAAGAATTGTGCGACTCCTCCGGATGATGGTAATACATCTACAACCTTAACAATAGCTTCCGCCGCTGCTGCTGAATTCTCTATATCTCTAGTGTTGAGGCCACTTACGGCTTCTCCATACTGCTTCATTCCTTCGCCGAATGCTGTAAGCTGCTTTGAAAATCGAGAAAAATGATCATTTCCACTGAAGAAAGAAGCTATGGCATCGACAACATTAGTTCCTGCCAATATGAGTATAGTCGCGGATAATGTCTGAATACTTTCAAGTAATGACGAATCTATCTGTTTAGCCCCTTCAACGAAGGTTTGAATATTCAGCATAAACATCGACAAATCGTTTCCAATTCTTGGTAGTGTCGATATAACACCTTCAGCAACTCCGCCTATGATCCCGCCGGTAAACTGTCCAATTGCTGTTCCTATTTTTTGTAGAAAATCGCCACCTTCGGTAACAAGCCATTCAAGGCCAGGAATTTGTGCGATTCCACCAACTACTGCTAAAATCCCAACTAACTCTGCTAAAACAGCGCCAACCCCAGCCAAGCCAGCCATGGCACTTGGTATAAGCGATGTGATTCCTGCTAACGCGTAAATAAGCCCGGTTAAACCAGAAACAGCTAATACACCGATTAATAGATTTTTAGCATCGAGTCCATTCAACGCACTAAAAATTCCTTTTATTACAGAATCGATAAGATGTGTTGCCGCCGCTATCAATTCTGGTGCATGTTCAGCAACTCCATTAATCAATCCTATTGCAAATATTAGCAATGAATCGACAATTTCTGGTGTATATTTCGCTAATGAGGACAGGGATTCAGATATAAGCCTAAGAAAACTTTCTGCCAACTGTGGTGCGTATTCTCCAAGAACGGCTGCTAATTGTACAATTCCTTTTCCAATGATTTCCGTGATTTCTGGTACAAGTCCTAAAATTCCTGTCGTGATAACGCCGAGTCCGGCAACAAGAGCCGTTGCGCCAGTTATGACACTGGCTGATAACATTGAAAATCCAGCTGCAATGGTTGTCAATCCGATCCCAATGCCTACGGTTGCCGCTGCAAATAAAGCAAACGCTCCTGCCAATCCAAGAAGAGTTGGAACCAGAGGCTTTAATATTAATCCAGCAGCACCAAACACCGCAAATGTAGATCCGAGTGTAATTAATGATTGTACAATGGCATTCGCATCCATGTTTCCTAGAGATTCCAGTACGGGAACAAAAATTCGAAGTGCGGCTACTGCAACTAAAAGTGCAGAGGCTCCCTTTTTAGATCCATTCATCGCTTTTAGTCCTATTGAAAATTCAAGCAATGACGTGCCAATGACAGTAAGACCTTTTCCTATCGCTGTCCAGCTCATGCCTCCGAAAGATTTTATTGTTGGAATAAGTGCCGCAAGTGCAGCTGACATCAAAATCATTTGACCTGCAAACTTCGTAATCGATCTCGAATCTGTATCCATGATCTTACATGCTGTCATGAGTATTGTAGTCAGTCCAAGTATACCAGCACCGCCTTTTTTCATTTCGTCCCATGACATCGATGCAATATATTTTCCAACTGCTGTGAGTGCTCCTATGGCAACAGACATCAAAATCATTTGACCTGCAAACTTCGTAATCGATTTACTTTCGGTATTCATAAGCTTTGCGGCCGACACTAATATCGCTACAAGTCCGGCAACTCCGACAAGTCCTTTTTCAATCCCATCCCAATCAAGAGTTGCAAGTATTTTCATTGCGCCTGCTAAAATAACAACAGCAGCTGTAAGACCAATCATCTGAACGGTTTTGACAATTGAAGCTAAACTAGACACGATTCCAGATAGCGGTTTAGTTGATCCACTGTCGATCTTGCTCAAAACAGCCATTGCACCGGTTAATTCAACAAATAATGTTCCAACACTCAGCAGGGATGCTCCGAGCTTATCTGAATCTATTGTTGCTATTACAAACAGTGCTGCGGCAAGAACTCCGACTGCCCCAGCTATCTTGAGTAAGGTATCTGCCTGCAAATTCTTTTGGTATGCCTCGAGAGTATCTTTAACACCACCTAAAATATCCTGTACGCTCTCAAGAAATGACATATTTTCGAAAGTGTCTGATAGTGTATTGACAAAATTATTTATAAGGACAAGAAATCCACTAAAAAGGCCACTATTGAATACTTCGAACATATTCCCTTTTCCGAATGCCTTCGATATGGTTTTTCCAATATCTTCGAAAACATTAACGACTGCACTTCCAATTCCTTTAATCACGCCAAAAAATCCCTGTAAAAATCCTGCAATTCCCTGCAATGTCATGGATTCATCAGCACTTTGCTTTAAGGATTTGCCAAACTCTTTAACCTTTGAAATTCCAGTCGATAATGTATCTATTATTTTAGAAACAACTTTATCAAATAAGTTGCCATCTATTACTGATTCTCTAAGGTTTGCAAGATACTCGCCAAGTGAACTCGTAAACTCTAATAAATCAAAGTTGAACCCTTTAAAATTACTAGCAAACTCTCGAATTCCTTTTACTCCTGATTTCATAGCTTCAATTCCGATATCCAAAACGGAGAAGATACCTTTGAACGTTACCTTTAATTTTTCTCCATTGGAGTCGCTTATTATAAGGCTTTCGGTGAATTTTCTAATGTTTTCGGTAATGTTGTATAACTGTTCAGAAGTCGCTTTCGGAAAAATTTCTCGGAAAGCTTCCTTGATCGGCGATATAACTTTTCCAAGTGCAGTGAAAGAATTTTTAAAAGATTCGATCATCGAGGAACGTCCTCCAAGATCAACCCATCCTTGTATCAGATCATTTCTGGCATCTGCTGATTTGTTAATCATATCGCTCAGAGTATCGGACACACCAGTCCAAAGCTCTTTTGCCTCTTCAAAGTCACCGATAATGAGCTGCCACGATTTAGTCCAACCGGATCCGAGTGCTTCCTGTAAAGTATCGATAAGCTGTGAAAATGTCTTAACTTTTGTTGCCGCATTTCCGGCTGTTCTTGCCAAATCAGCCATCTGCTTCGCTTCTTCTTGAGTGTAGCCCTGATCAACAAATTTCTTTACTGCGGCTTCATACTCCTCGGTAGTATCGGCAGCGGTGGAAAGTTGCTCGAGTGTCTGGGTAAGCACCTCAGTTGTTATCCAACCCTCCTGCAAAGATTCTCTAAAAGATCCCTTAGCAGCAATTGCTGCTTTTGCCCCTGTCTGTAAATGCTCAGATGTTCGAATAAGCGCATCCTGAAATACTTGTCCGCCCATTCCTGCATTAACAACCGAATTCCAATCCTGTAATTTTACACTACCAGCTGCAATAGCCTGAGAAAGCTGATACATAGCGGTCGACGCCTGCTGTGATGTTGAGCCTGATACTGCCGCTAAGTTTGCGATACCCTGAATCGACTTAACAGAAGTATCGAGTTTAACACCAGCCGCCGTAAATGTACCAATGTTTCTTGTCATCTGCGTAAAATTGTATATCGTTTTATCGGCATATGTATTCAACTCATCCAATGCGGCATTTACTTGAGCGATATTTGTGCCATCCTTCTGAGTATTTGCCAGGATGGTCTGAACAGCATCCATCTGAGTTTCATATTCAGCAAAACCATCTTTTAATGGTTGCAGCGTCAATGCTTCACTTATCTTCTTTCCTGCCGAGTACGCCTGATTTGTAAGATTTACCAGCACAGTAGCACCCATAACTCCAAGTGCTGAAAATTTTGCTTGAACGGTTTGTATTCCTGCCCCAAGTCCAGATAGATCTATGCCTTTCGCAGCCATTCCTACATCTTCAAGCCCTTTGGAGGCACCAGATAAATTAAGTTTCTGTTTAAGCTTATCAAGAGTAGACAATGTTGTTGCAACTCCACTCTCGAATTGCCGATTATCAAATCTCATCTCCAAGACTCGATTGTCAATAACTTCACTCATATCTTAGTAACCTCCTCCCAAGCTTCTTTTGCAATTTTGTCAAAAATTGGCTGGATTGCAGGGTTTATATAATCCCTTCCCTCAACCCAGCCGCCGGTTCCAGTCCCATGCCCATATTGCAATATGACAGCAATATTGACGCCTTTATTAACGTTTGAGTTAGTAAATACTAACCGTATGGTAAAATTAGTTTTCTCTATTCGATATCCCCAAGATGCGGCTGTTTGTCCGCTATCAACAGGAGTAGCCGATGAAAGGGCAGCGACACCTTCTTGCGCGTATTTTTCCAATATGTCAAGTTTTGTTGTATCTTTAATCCGCAGCAAATATTGTGTTGCTTTTGAAAAATCACCCTTATGCCGAAAACTAATCATTTTGTTTTTTACCCCTTAAATCTTTTTTGCAAATGCAAGTGAGATCCATCCAGCACCGGACTTCAGCTTGCCCCATCCATTCTTTTCTTCAACGATCGTGAATGTGCCAATTCCTGTGTGCTTACCGGTTAAGGAATAATTCGTACCAGCACCAGTACGAATGCAAAGATCAGGAATACCAACATATACCTGATATTTGCCGCTATTCGCCGTAGGTTTATTAGCGGATGTGCCACCGATATGGCTGAGAATTGTGCACCATTCTTTTTCACCAATATAGATCCAGCCAGCACCGCTCTTCAGCTTGCCCCAATCTCCAGACACTTCTGTTATGGTGAATTTTCCCTTTTTTGTATAACCTTCGAATGTACTATCTTTTGTTGCCTTTTCACGAATGCTAAGATCATCAATGATAACCTGCACCTCAAAAGGTGTCTCCGGATAGTCTTCCGATTTAACGCCAAGCTTAGCGTTTACTTCATTGGCGATCTGACCAAGCCGGCTATAAATGTATTCTCCTGGGCACGCCTTATTTTTAAACCACCGATGGACGGTCATATTCTGTTTGTCCACCTGACCAATAAGTGATTTGTCCGCTCTCCACTTAAGTTCTCGAATGCCATTTCGTCTGCAAATATCCACACACAGCGCAATAAGTGAATTATAGACTTTACTGTTAATCGCATACGGATCGGTTCTATCGCTCGCGCATTCGATCGTGATTGCTCTATTATCGTTTGATGCACTTGAGGAGCACCAAGATCTATCCCCCTCTGGGACAAATAATCCAATTCGTCCGTCAGTTCCGATGCCATAGTTTGCACTTGCCTCAGCGCTTGGATTGCAAAGCCAATTTCCCATATCTTCTACAGAGGCCTGCGCGGTATAACAATGGATGGTAATCGTATCAATTTTGTGATTTCTCGGACTATTACTGTTCGGAGAAATTCTTGTATAACTAACCAGTGAACTATTACTCATGTTACTTCACCCCTTTGTATTTAACTTTTTCCTACGCGCAGCATTAATTGCCGCATTATCTCTTAAAATTTGCTGTGTACTCCTTTTAGGTCTTGGAGTATTCTTTTTATTACAAATTTTTATTAGCGTAATTAATCTATTGAGATGCCATTTCTCAAATTCAACAGGAATCCCATATGTTATCATCCAATAGTAAATTATTTCCGACGTTATCGGTTCGCTAGGTCCACCACGACCATTTCTACTTTCATGTATATCTGGTGTGGCACTCATAGGTGCATAGATGTATTCTTTTACCATCTCAATATCTTTCTGCGATAAATTGGAATATGCTCGCGGATCAACTTTCTTATTGATGGTCATGCATCGTATGTAATCTAATGTTTCTTCTGCTGTTTTTTCTTTATTGGAATAGAATGGTTTACACCATTTTGACTCCCATTTCGAAAGGGATATTAAGGAATGCTCCAGTTGTAAAGTCTGCTCGTTCATCGGTGGAACAGTCACAAACTCCTCTTTGGATTCATCCCACAACTCGGTCTGTCTTATGGCAGGTACTATTATCTGAAGCATTCCATCCTCCTTGATTTTCTTCGTTATTTATCTTCTTCAGAAGCTTTCTGAGCTTTCATTTTTTCTGAAATCTCTGCCGGAACAATGCCGTTAATAAATTCGACTGCCGCATCTGTGTTCGTTGCAAGCTCCATAAACAGAGTAGAATAAGCCTCTGTCTGCATAAACGCCTCGGAGATTTCTTTCGATTTTTCAAACCGTTTGCCATCCGGGCTTTTGATACCATATGATTTAAGGATCATATCCTTAAAGATTTTGACAAGTGCCGGGGTGTCCTGAGTTGCAATAATTTTGTTTACCATTTCTGTAAAACCGCCGACTGTTCCGAGTTCCATCTCCATAAGCTCAGCTTTTGACAGATTGAAGTAGTAACTTTCTTCTCTTTCAACTCCATTGAAGTCAGCGTATTTGATATCTTTTTTTAACATATGATTCTCCTTTCGAATGTCTGTTCTTCTTTTTACATAAAAAAAAAGCCCCAGCTATCTTTGAAGGGGCTTTTTGTAATCTCTTAAATCCTATGAGTATAACCAACTCACATTAATCTCCGGAAGCTTTCATCAACTGTGCGATTTCATCCGGAAGTGGAAGTCTTGCTTCAGCTTTATCACTTCCGTACAGAATATCTTCAAGAGCTTTGAGTTTTGTTGGATCTGCTTTTGTGGAATCAATCTCGATCGATGCTGTCGGGTTATGTCCAGCCACAGATACCGGAGTTGTCGAAACATCCCAAGAGAATGGATTAACATCTGGACTATCGTTGAACGAGTTATGCTGCTTCTCTGTAGGAGATGCGGTTGCCCCATAGATCAGATGTAACTTATAACCATGATTAACATCATCAGTATCATTTCCGATCGCTGTTCTATAAGACAGACCAAATGTTTTACGTTTCTGCTGTCCGATGGTTACACCTTTAGCAATCTCGGCAGATCCGTCGCACTCGGCGAATTCATCCGGATATGTATACGCCTCAATTGTTGCAGCATACTCCTCAACAGATCTTAAGTTGAGATATTTAATGTCATCCGCATATAACGGAGATGCTTCAGCGCCAGATGGCTTATCAGTAATGGACGATACGCCATTCCAAGCAACGCCTTTCGGATATGTTCCACCAATAGCCTGAGTGTAAAGTACAGTTTTACTAACACCAGCCTCATACAGACGTTCGCCGGTGTTATCCCAAACAAGTGTGTTAGGCATTTAAGTTTCCTCCTTATTTTTTTTTTATATTAGTCCTGTCACGCCCAGCTTTAATCCCAAACATCCTATCCGTGACGGCCCTCCAAATGTAGGACTAATAGTATAATGTTAATGAGTCGTGATTTAGTTTGTCGGAATTGTAGTGACGATCATAAGAACAATATGGAAGTGACAACAATTTATCGATAACCGGATTGTCCGGCATTTTATCAACAACGATGATGTTATAGCGAGTGTTTTTTAGATATGTAGAATCATTTGCTTTTTTCGTATCGATTTTCGATTTTGAATATATAATCGCCGGGTAGCTAATCTTTAGCGCCTCCGGAGGCTGGTAATACACATTCGTGCTTCCCAGCAATGTTTCGAGAAGTACCTGCAAATCCATTCGTGTACCCACTACTTATAAACACCTCCAATGCTAAGTATCAAACGAGGATACTGTACTTCGATATCACTCACTTTCCATTTTTCGCCCATCCATTCGATGTAAGCAATTGACGAGCAATGTTCTTTTAGATACGGATCAGCCAAAATGCTTATCTGGTTAGAAAGGGTAATGTCATCATTCACCTTTTCGGAGGTATTCTGTCTTTTCCAATGAGTGCTGCTCACATCACCAAAATATTTTCTTTCGATTATTTGGTCTTCTACCCATAATCCGGGTTCGATTTCACCTGTCTGACAGAATCCTATTTTTCCATACCATTTATTCATTGCTCGTCACTCCATTTTGATTTTTTGGACAAAAAAAAATTAAGCCGCCTCCTGAGTCAGGGAAGCGGTTTCGCCAACGAACTCGATTGCTACTGCACCGTATGGTTTAATCATTGCGCCAGAGCAACGAGTCTCGATAAGGTATTTCATTTTGTTGTAGTCGATATCAAAGTCGTCAAACATGTTGACAGAACCACCTTTGTCAGCACCAACATTGTAGTCGACAAGGTTTACATAGATTCCGCCCAGGATATGTGTCTTAGTAGAAACTTCTCTCTTAAGACCTTCCATAACCGGTACCGGAACGATTTTGCTTACGCGCAGTGCAGTTGCGAGTTTGTCGATAGTATCATAGATAACACGTCCGTTGTTATCTTCCAGCAGAAGGCAATCGGTCAGCATATCCTCGCTGAGGAACATTGTCGGATTTCCGGAACCCTTGTAGTTCTTTCTGGATTTCTTGCATGCCACGATAAATGCCTTTGCTTTTTCTGCATCCGTGGTATCTTTGGTGATTGCAATCTCAGATTTTACAGTATAGACATCATCGTCGGTCCAAATCGGACGAATGTTCTGCTCGTTGATTTTTCCATCAACGGAGCTGCCTCTACCATCTCCAACAAGGATTGCCCGGGCAATTTCCTCGTCCAGCATCATTCTCATTTCTGTTTTCAGCCAGGAAATAACGTCGATCTCTGTAATGTCAATGACATCATCTCTGTCCAGAGACTGGTGTTTGTAAACAGTGACCGGAGTCGTTGTACGTTTCAGCATAGTGAAAACTTCATCTTTTTTCTGGCTACCTTTGATATATCCCTTTGCTCTCGCCTCATCCTCTGTGATATCTGCGAACACAGATTTGATTCTGGAGAACGGGGTTTTATGTACGGAATTCATGACATCAGAAACCCAGGTTGTATCTCTTTTGATGAAGCCCGGAGTATTTTCAAGCGTTTTTGCATCCGGGAAGAGGTAGTCAAGATGGGTGATATTGTGCTGCAGAAATGTATCCGCAAGGCTGCCATTCCGCTTTGCCTCATCCATAATCTCAACAAACTCGGCATGGGTGAGGGTGTTTTCATCATTTTCCATTTCATTTGCATCGAAAGCGTTGTGTTTCATGTTGTCGTTTCCTCCTTCTTCGTCATCAGCGGTATTTCCAGCGTCTTCGAGCGCCTGACCGATAAGTGCATATACTACCGTTTTCTGCTTTTCAGTGAGAGTATTGAAGACGTCTTCAACTGTCTCTTCTTTATCGTCATCTGCGCTGGGTTTTGCCCCGGCTGTATTATTCTCTTTCGAATCTTCTTTTTTGGCTTCATCAGAAAGAGCATGTTTGATTGCTTCACAAACTGTGTTTCGCTGTTCATCAGTAAGTTCGTTGAACATTGACGCCAGATCATCTGTTTTTTTAGTTTCCACTTTTTCTTCCTCCTTATGTTTGTTCTCAGAATGTAATAATCCGTCAACCGACTCAATACATTCTCCAGAATAGATATACCCCTCTTCATAAGAATCTTCACCATGCATCATGACGGATTCGATCACTGCCCCAGGATTGGCACCTGCAAGAACTAAACTAAGTTCACGAATAACTCCATGAATCACATCACATCCCTGCTGCTTGAGCTTATTCGCATAAATAGACAGGCGATTCACATCACCGTTCTGGACAAGTAATTTTGCATTCTGGCCAGCCTCTGTATTGTTAAAGGTTCCATATGCATATACTCCGTCCTCTCTATTTTCAAGTAAGGCATGTCCCAAAACCTGATCTGGGCTATTATGCTGATGGTTCCACACTAACGGCACGATAACACCATCGCATTCTGCGAATGCATTTTTCTTGATGACTCTGCCATCGGAACATTTCATATTTGCTTTTGTAGCCCAGCCGCCAAAATCATATTTCTTTTCCATTTTGATTTTGCCTCCTGTTTTTATTCGTATCTTGGAATCTGTGATATGGGTGTGTTCATTAAAGACTCAATTGCTCCATCCTCGTCACCACGTTGTTCTTGATCTAATTGTCCAGAATGCTCTTGCAGCATATCCTTTGACTGGTTCAGATTGCTATTTATCAACATGTCTGCTTTTGGGTCATTGGACGGCTTCATTCCAACAATCTGTCTAATCTCGTTCGATGTCATAATTTCATTTCGAGTGAACTTATCAGCAATGTCTGCTATGTTATTAATCGGGACAAGCTTAAACGGATCGCGGAAGAATTTGATTGTCTGTTTCTGAGATCTTGCTGTTTTCGTTAAGAACTTTCGTTTCATTTCATCAACGATCGCAGATATTATCGGCTCAATTGTGCGATTATTGTAATTTAGAAGCTCCTGCTCGGTGGCAGTACCATCCAGAATTGACTGAGAAATGCCTAACTGACTGTATAGCATGGTTGTCAAATATTCGATCTGTTTCATAAGATTGTTATCGAGAGAACGGTTTAGCTGAGTGATTTTTTCCGTTCCATCGGCATAAGCGATTCCATATTTAGATCCAGCAAGCTGCTCTTCGATCTCCCTACGTCTTTTCTCGGCTTCTTTTCGTCGAGCGTCAGATTTGATAACATATGGAAGCTGAATGATAAGATCTAATTTTCCAGCACCACTCTGCTCATCAACAACATCAAGAATATTTAATTTTCTGATAAGCCGCTGCATAGTAGAGTTATGTTCGTTCATAACGGCATAAAGTGGATTTTCAATAATAGCGACATCTTTCTTCGCCATAACGATTTCCTCTTTTTGACCCGTTTTTTCGTTATAAACTTTAATCTTAACAGTCGTAGGTCTCCATTCGGTGATTTTTCCAGTTCGCATACTCAGTATATCGAACGAGGATGATGAAGCAGGATCAATACTTGTATCAATTGGAACCAACGCAACACATCCTTCATCAAGCATCGATAGAACGGCGTCTTGTATAAAGGCGCGCCCTGTTTGGTCCAAATTCGCCTCGAGATTTAGACAACTGTTTAGTGGCGAATCTATAACAGAAATAAAACGACCATTGTCATCTACTCGACAATGGTTAATATTGATTGATGAAACGTCCATCGCTATTCTGTTATAGATAGAGGTAACTATGGTTCTCTCATTTCCTCTTGTCAATTTAGGTCTATCAGGTCTCACTGAACTGCCGACACCCATATCGGCGTAATTATAAGTCGGATCACGATTCATAAAGGCATTCCAAGAATGCTTTAATCTTGTAAAAAAACTAACTTCCATTTTGATTTTGCTCCTGTTCTAAGCGGCTATTACTTTTTTAACTGCTTTTCTACCAGTAGCAGCAAGGGTTGAATCAATGTCCGAAATTCCCCTATTGAAAATTTCCTGCATTTTTAAATTTTTATTGATATATGCCTGTGTCTTTGTGGACTTTGTCTGAAGAGCGCGTGCTCTGGCATGATATTTTCCAGCTTTGTATGCGTACCTTTCAGATCTCTTCTGAGATGCTAAAAAGCCGTACTGTTTCTTATCATATTTTGCAGATTTTCGATCAAGCTTGGCAGCCTTCACATCGTTCCGTAAAATCTGTTTGTCTCTTTTTTTCTGTAACTTGGCATTTTTGCTTTCAAGTTTTGCAATTTTATTGAGAGATTTTGTTCGGTGGCTGTTCAGAGATGCAATAGCTTTATTACGTCCTTCAGAGCTGGTCGCCTTAGATAAACTTTTAGTGGCCCTACGGACTCCCCATTTCATTCCGAGGACGCCGTAGTGGTAAAGTTCATCGCTGTTATATACTCCCATAATGTTTATTTCGCCTCCTCACCTATGATTATCTGTTTAGATACTTTTCAAAAGCCTTCCTTCCTTTTTTAATGTTTTTGGTAGTGGCTTTCTTCATCTGCTTCAAATTTCTTTTGATAATATCTCTTGCTGGTTCGTTTTTGTAATATAAAGATGCTCCGGCATGGTTATATACATCTTTCGAAACTTTCTGAGCCTTATTATGCCGGTCACCTCCGACATAGTATCTATTAGAAGTTTTCGCTTGATGTTTCCGTAGTATCCAGCCATATCAAACCTCCCTACAGATCAATATTTTCAATAGCCGCCCGGATTTCCAGCATTCTAAGATACTCCCCCATATACCGTTTCTGCTCCATCAGTTTCGAAATTGGAACCGTGGGTGTAAAATCAAGAACCCCAGCTTCATTTTTAACTAGCATTTTATGCAGCTTATCATATCGAATTTTTGTCTGATAATATTCTGCTTTGAACCGATCTTTATAATCCTCACTGGTCATAAGATCAATTGTATCTTTTAACTCCATATTTCCTCCTATTCAAACGCGTCTTTATTTAACTTATAGGCAACGTAAGCGTCCATCAATGCCGCAACGCAATCGATTTTATTTTCTCTTTTTCGTTTGTATAATTTTCTATTACCGTTCGTATCCTCCATGGTAATGCAATTTCCCATGGCAAAGGACATGACTTCCTCATCGAACAGTAGCATTCGTTCTTCGGATAATGTTTTTAATTCCCCGAGTGGTACCGATTCTGTTTTTGCTCCCTGAATTACCTTTTCGATGCCGTACGGACCATTTTCAGTTTCCCATCTGGTCACAAACTCTTTAGCGTTATACGGATCAAAGCCAAATGCTCTAACATCGTACTGGCAGTCAATGATGTGCTTGTCCAAATCGTCATAAACTTCCATCATATCGAGAATTGCTCCATCGAGAACGATCAAGCTGCCCTCCTTCATAAAATGATCGTATTTTGATCGCATAGCTGGAGGTAGTTTGGCCAAGGTCAATGAAGATATATAGTTTCGAGTTTTGATTCCGAAAGTTCCATTTCTCAATGGAAATAAGAACGTAAACGCACAAAAGTCATCACCCTGAGATAAATCCGCACCCAAAGAACATGGAAGGCTCCAGTAGTCTCTCTTTCTATGAACTATTGTCTCTTCATATGCGAAGTAATAGGTAAATCCCTCCATTGGAAGTCCAAAACGTTTTGCAAGTATATCATTTCTTGTCGCAGGAGCCTGTTCAGCTCTGTCAACATCAAGTTGATATACTTCGTACTTAACAGTCTTTCCGAGATTCGGATTCGCCTTGATCCACATAGCAGGATCTGCAACTTCATCTACTGAATCCAGCTTATACCACCATATCGAAACATGGGGATTGATATACTCATTTCTAAGAATTTTTGATAATTCCATTTTGATTGTATCGCCACTGCCGTTTCGTACAGTTCCCTCTGAACTGATAGCGACGATCAAATAATCATCATTCTTAGAAGCGCCCTGTTCCAGCGCTCCAATTACATCCTCGCGGACATCTCCCGAAAGCCACTCATCTACTGTGTTGATTTTGCTATTAAGTCCCTGAAGCTTATCGATGCTCATTGGTCTTATCTCAAGCAAGGAACCTGTCAAGAAATTTTCAATACCCTTTTTAGTGCTCGCAAGTTTTTGCCGGTTGGCTCTGGAGCCTGTTGTATTCTGTAGAGATCCTTCTGTTAAAAATTTAAACAATGGCCCTCGTGATCTCGTGATTGAAGTTCTGATTGGAGATAATACTTCTTCCGACTGTTTCATCGTTGGCGCGGTTGTTACCTGATGGGTAGTCGTAGTATCAACATTCAAGAAATAACTCTGAATGCATGATGCGTACATGGACTTCGCGGCGCCTCGAGCGACTATCAAGTATTGCTTATTAATGAGCCGATTTTTAACTGATCTTCTAACGTATCGTCCTTCATCTGGATCATATACACTTTGTTCAACAAAGTAATACCATCCGAAAATTTGTTCTGCCCAAAGTTTAAATGGATCAAGTAAATGTAAATCTTCGCCATCGGTTAATGTGAGCTCATTCTCACAATAATTAATAAAGCCCTGGATTGCTTGGTCGTCATACCAAATTCCAGGGTTTGCTATAAGGTCATCTATTCGATTCATTTCCATCTCAATTTCTTTGCAGATGGGGATTTCTCCTCTAATTACGGCGTCTCTGAAACGCCCATAGTATTTGGGAGTTGCAGTGTTTGACAACGCCATAATTTAATTCACCTACTTCATTTATTGTTTCTTAATTCCGTTAGCAAAGATATACCCAGGCTTATTTTAAATAATCCTTGGTTTTAAGTTCTACATATGAACTGCATTCCGATATTGTTTTATTGCCCATCTTTGTGATCAAGCCTAATGTATTAGCTACTGTTTCTTTTGCGATTCTTTCAGCATTATATTTTTTATACATCTGACTTACTATTTTAGGATTTGTTTCAGATACTGACTGTAATTTCACAGAATCGGTATCAAACACAATCATTGGTCGTTTTGCATGATAACTGGAATATTCTTTATCGTTATAATCCAACAATGCATTATAACCTTTTTTCTTTAATTCTGAATAGAATCTATCCTGAACAGCTACTTCCTGTGAATTGTGATTTGTCAGCGAAAGATTTAAAGCTTTATAAACTGCTATTTTTTCACTTTTAGACATCTTTGCAGGATCTTTTTGCAAAGCATTCTGGGCTTGCTTGAATAAAATTTGTTGTTGACCTCGTCTCATTTTACTTTTAGAATCTTCAATAGATGCTACTACATTCTTTTTGAATTCTTTGTCTTTAAGTAAACTAGCTGTTATATATCCAGCGTTCTCATCTGATGGAACTCGTAATTTCTTAGTTGAAGTAATCTTTAGCTGATAAACTTTCATATTATCACTATATGATCGTAATGCTTTTGCATTTGCTAAATCACTTTCCCTTCCAGAAGCCTTTGCCTGCTTTTCTGCCTGTTTTGCTGAAGAATTTGCTCTACTTGTAAGGTTTTTACCAAATAAGCCTATGTATTTATCTGAGTCGCTTTTCTTATATGTTGCATAAAAAGCAAAGTTTTCGAAATCTTTACTGCTCTGTATTCTTTGAAACGTGGTTCCTTTTTTCAAATATGTGTCGACATATTGCTTGCCCGTTATTTTGGTTTTGGCTATATTGGTAAGTTCAGTTGCCTTCATGCCGGCCAAAGAGCTAACCCTCTTTATGGTCGGCTCATTTCTGTTTGTATAGTACCGTTTAGCCCCAGCCGGGGTGACGGAGCCATCCGCATACTGATATCGTCGAACTCCCCACTTCTGTCCTTTTATACCGTGATGATAAAGCTCCTCCATCGGCAATTACCCCCTGAGTTCTTTTATCGCCAATGCAATTCCTAAGGCAGAGCTCGTGACCGCTAAAACATTGCCAGCAGTTTCAAGTGTTCTGCTAGCGTACTCTCGACCCTTCGACTCTTTCTGTGGATTAAATATATCGTTATACTGTCTTTCCAGCATTGCACGATTTATCTGTGATCGCATCTCCTGTTCAGTCATGCTCGCAAGGTCCATTTTTGGAATTTTACGGTTTTTAGTTGATGTATCTACTGCACGTTTTAAATCTCCAGAAAGATTTCGGCCTGAATCCACCAAGCGCCTAGTTCGCTCAGCATCTTCTTTTACATAACGTTTTGCATCAAATTCAAGATCGGTTCGTCCGTTCTTTTTGGATTTTTTATAGTATTTTCCACTCGAGTTATCATATTCATTAAATTCTTTTTCACGCGCGTCTCTCGCATATCGTCTCTGTCCGGCATTCGTTAGAGAACCGTCTTCATTCTGATATCGTCGGACTCCCCACTTCTGCCCTCTTACGCCATGATGGTAAAGTTCGTTATTATACATTTTGATTTTCTCCCCCATTCAGTTCAGCCTCGAAATTAAGTCTCCACTCAAGTTCAGTAATCATTTGTTTGATTGCTTCAGTTACCGCTGTGCTAAGCGGCGGATCAAAAAGTAGTTTGACTTTCAGATAGACATATGTTTTTACAGACTCATAATCCTCGTTATCCGTAAGAAACTGGTTCCATGTCGAGGTCGCATCTTTGATGCTAAAACCGTTCTTAGGTCCGACTCCCATCTGCCTGAGAATCATAAAGACACTATTGATATGCATCGTGATTACTGTATCGAATACATCATAGTCTTCTGTGATTCCAAGCATTTCCTTTACTGAAGTTAAGATACTTTCCATATTTCACCTCCCATATTAGTGCTTCCATGGGCAAGTATCGTTTTTTCTTCTTTCGGGTACTTCTGCCGCCAGAAAACTGTCATCTCCATAGTGAATTGCATTATGCGTATCATGCGTAACACAAATTAAATACTCTGGATTTAGCAAATAACCAGATGCCGACTCTATATCTTTTAAGGATATCGGATTCATATGGTGTATAAGTATTTTTCCGTATATTTCATATCCATCAAGTCCAAGATCACAACCGTTATCTCTCATGATGATTTGATTTCGAATTCTCTTCCATTCTTCAGATCTATAAAATTTCTGATTTGCATACCGATCAAAACCGAATGTAGCCTCCCCAACTTGCCCATCTAACCGCAAATACTCAAATCTTTCTTTGAACGTCGGCAATTTTATGAGTTCCGAATATTTTCTAATGATATGCGGTTCAATCTCTATACTCATCAGGATCACCATAACCAGAATAATTGCGCATAGCCTTAAGTGCATTTTCGTAGAGAACTTTGACCTCTTCTGCCGATTCTGCAGCTTTTGTCTTTGCGTTTAATAATTCCGTTTCCTTTTTAAGTTTCTCTTTCTCAAGTTCTGCCTTCGTCGTTCCAAGTTTTAAAAAATGAGTGATTACCTGAGAAGAGGCAGTTCCTTCTATAAGCTGACGCTCTGCCAGATCGACTGCAAGAGCTATCATCTGGTTCTCACGAGCCTCTGGAGATAATGCCGGTCTCATCTTCTTAGATCTTTCGGATGAGTTTGACGTTACTTTAGGCATTATTAATGCCTCCTCTCTAGTGATTACTATTTGTTTCATCTGACTTTTTGTCAGTTATACGATACTTAATAGGGTCCACAATAGCGCACAAAACCAGATTATTATGAAAGGAGAATTTATGTACCATTAAATCAAAGCAAAAGAAAAATGTAGCGCCTACGCCATCATGGACTTTATTAAATACCGTATAGGAAAGGCCCTGGAGGAACCAAGGCCCAAAATATCAATTAACCCGCCGGGGAAAATTTAAAGACCCGCGCGATGCAGGAGGGGGTGTAATTTTACAGACCCCTCCCCCTTGTCTAAATTATAAATGGAACATCGTGCTTCACTTTTTTATAGATCCCAAGTGGGTTATAGAGAATAATTTCGTCAATCGCTCGTTCGATTTCGTTATCCTCTTCTTTTTGTGACATGTCATCGCTAAGTTTGGCAATTCTGGCTAAATAAGCTAAACTATAGTAACCTTTTTCCTCGTCAAACTGTCTCCAAGAAGAGAAGTCTTCGATGGGATCAAAAGGATTATCGATTGTTGTCAACATAACTTTCGATTCTGTCATCAATTACACAACTCCTCTCAAATGTTTACTAATTGTTGATGGTGAAACACCAAGTTTCTTTGCAATGTCATCTAATGTATAATTAGATGCTGCCATTGCCTTAGCCCTATTTATCTGAGCCTGACTCAAAGTATTGACAAGTTTTGGTGTTGCACGCTGACGAAGCTTGTCAATGTCTGTTGCAGCAAGAATTCTTTTCAAAGTGTTCTCACTTATTGCTCCAGCTTGAATTGCTTCCCATTCCTTATCAGTGATCTCAATGTTTCTATCTCTTCTTGAAATAGAACCAACTTCCTGTCGATATTTATTCAATGCCTGCTGACTCAGTTTTCTAAGTGTTTCGCCTTTAAGTTCTTCGCCGTTTGCCTCAAAGTATGCTTTTTTCTTAGTTGAAATCTCAGCATTTGCTTTTCTTTGCGCCGATCTTTCTTTAATCTTATTAAGATCAGAATTATCAAGCTTATCCATAAGAGATTTAACTTCGACAGCGTATGTTTTCTTTGCTGTTGACGAATATGGAATCTTTCCAGTATTCACCATTTCGATACGAGCTTTGTTGCCGAGGTTCTTCATCTCATTGGCATAGTCTGCATAAACAAGTTCCATCGTGTGTCTATACTTCGAAACTAGGGTATAAGCATCGTCAGTCTCTGCCATCTTCGTGCTAACTTGCGTACGTTTTTTAACCCGGTAGTCAATGGTCCCATCTCCACTGGTATAGGATACCTCTCCAGTAGCCGGGTCTCTCTTCTCTACTGGGTTATACTTGGCATATGCTTTTGCATCTTTAACATCGTACTGTATAGTCTTTCCTGTGGTGGTTTTAACAGTCATGATGCCGGTCTTCTTATCATAGGTACGGTCTGGGTAGTATAAATCCTCCGCCGTCTTCCATATCTTAGCCCCATCTGGCCTGGATGGGTCGTAATCTTTGCTACCGGGGATGTTTATATGGTATGATCCCTGTCTTTTATCAACACTTGCCTGTCCTTTCGCCTTTGACAGAATCGTAGAAGCACCACCATAAACTTCATTGCCATTCTCATCAATATGAGCCTGATACTTTTTCTTAAGGGCGGCAATATTGTTATCCTTTTCACTCGCTTTGTAGTCAAGCTTATGCTTTTCAGCATCGATAACAACCATGCTATGCTTTACCGCGCGGGCAAGCTCGCTGTCAGTCGCTCCTGCGAGAGTCATATCGCTAATAAGATTAGAAATTACACCCATCTGAATACCGGTATTCTTCATCTTAGGATACTCATGACCATTCCGATAGTAATGTTCTGTTCCATCGGCATCAACTTTTACTGTTCCGCCATAATCCAATTTCGGATCGAATCCTTCAAGTTCCTTAAGCGGTGGTTTGTTAAGAATCTTGACCTTTCCTTTTGGATCATGAGTAGGAATGCACATGACAGTATCACCATCGAAGTCCGCTCCCGACAACTGATCTGCTATCTTATGATTAATTCCTACCGCATCAACGACATCAGTACCAAGCATTTTTCTTGCAAGCGCGTTTTTATTGTTGACAGTAAGGATTGGAATCTCAAACCGACCACCATGTGGATAACGAATGAGTGCAAGCTTTGTTCCATTCTCATAGTTTGGAGCATACACTTCGTTATCCTTTAAGGTATTGATCGGAATTATGACATGATAACGCTGTCCAGGAAGCGCTGCCGCTTTCAGATGTACGGCCGCTGAATCGCAGGAATCCGCAAACTTCTCAAGCATGTGCTTTTTGATAGTCGGATTTGTAATTGACATATACTCGTCAAACTCTGCAAGCTTATCTTTTTTAGCAAGATCAAGCTGCTTCTTAGCCAACGAGAGCGACTGCTTTGCAAGGAACTGAGATGGAATTGCGTTTGCCCATTCATCCCAGTCGCCTTCATCAGCTCTTTTATTGATAAGGCCAAGCTTTTCTTTCCCTGTCTTTTTATCCGTATACCAATACTGGCCACCCTTGTCCGCATCTTTGATGGCTGAGCCAAACGGATTGTCAGGATCATCTTTTTTAATCGGCTTAAGAACAGTGCTTGTCTTATCGCCAAGAGCCGGGGTTCCTCGCTTTTTATTCGTATTGAATACGACATCAACACCGTCCGGCAAATCATCAGAGTATACCGCCATACCTTTAAGATAATGGGTTCCGTCTACAAGAATACGAACCTGCGAATATCTGGAATCTCCAAGAGATAAATCCTGGCAACCTCTACGAAGCTCGATAACTCCATCTTTATCAACACCTTTGAATCCATCGCTTCCTACATCATCCGCATAGCGGACCATAAGGCGCTTCGAATCAAGACTTGTTGGGTATGTAAATTTTTTATGGAAAGTTTCCCCATCATTCTGCGATTCATAGTCTTCGATCGTTTTTACCCGGCTATAATCGTAAATTTCTTTATGTTCCGTCCCAGGCTTGCAGAGAACTTTCTGGATTGTCTGCTGACCTTTCGTATTTACCTGTGGAATTCCGCCAGTGTATACGGGACAACCTTCAGCTTTTTCAAGATAATCCAAGGCAAGATTCAGGCGTTCTTTGGAAATTCCAAGAGATGTTTCAACTCCCGATGTTACATCGAGCATACCCTTTTCGTTGAGCTTTTCTCTAAGAAAGTTTACCGTATTCATTGCCTGATTCATCCGATCTTCAGAACTTGGATTCAGAAGTGACCTTACTGTCGATTCAGATAATCCCATCTGTTTTCCAATCTCTGTGGCACCAAGTCCATCCGCTTTGAGTGATTTTGCTCTCTGAACCTGATCGAGACGTCTTTCATATCCAGCCCAGCTCACCTGTCTACGATATTCGGTAGAGGTAAGGCCCATTGACTTTGCAATCGCATTGTCACCGGTCCAAACTTTCCCATCATCGTCGGTATATGTAAAACCGGCTTTCTTGAGCTCGCTGATTCTTCCAAGGAAATCACCAGAATGCTGATATGGATTCTCACCTGATCCATACGGATATCTTCCGCTGTGGCGAGGTGTGCCATAATGCTCAAGATAGTCATCTTCTCTGTCGGATATGCCAAAATATGATAATATCTCATCTGCAATCGAACTCATGTTAATATACCCCCTCGCTTACTTTATCCAGAAACTCGCTCTTTCGAACGATTTCGTCCATCGTCTTAAGAAGCTCTTCCGTCGTTGGCTTGTGATATAAAATCTCATTGTTCTGATAGATTCTGAGTTCTTTATCGATTTCTCCCGGTTTCACTTTGTATTCCAAACAAAAAAGAGCAGCGTATACGATTAACTGCTCCATCTTTGCTGGCTGAGTTCCAGACTTATAGTCGTGAATTCTCAGAAAATTATTTCTGAAAGAAATCGCATCCGCTGTTCCAAAACAATGGTTTGAATAATATAATGGCTGTTCCGGAGTAAGCTTAAATCCGATAGCATCATTAACGTAATTCAAAAAATTCTCATAGATGCGATCCATATCAATAACATCTCTAGGAATTCCATCACCAAGAACATGCGATAAGACAGTTAATCTATCTCCTTTTTTAAGTTTTAAATTATTACGAATAAGTGTTTCTGCCAATTCATGAAGAGATGTACCCATTGCCGGGGCATATATACTTACTCGTTTTTGAAGTAATTCTTCTTCTGTATATTTCAGCCAATAAGGCTGTGAGGGTGCAAGGAATGCGTGTTTACCTCTAAGATCCGAATGATTATTGAAAATCATTGTAGATAATCCTCCTTATTCGTTGAATCTTTGTCGAAGCTCAGCCATCACCTCATCCTTATTTTCAGGATAGATAAATGCTGAATGTGACATTTTGTTCATCTTATTCACGTAATAGTCCTGATTCGGCTGGTGCTTAGCCGTCGCGCATTTCTTTACCTCGAGCGTGCTCCATTTATCTCTATAGAGAATGAGCAAGTCAGGAACTCCCTGTAAATATGAACTGTCATTTTTCAGTACCATACATCCTGGGAATTCTTTCTTTAACTCTTTAATTAGATTTGCCTGAAATTTACTCTCTAACATAACGGAGCCTCCTTAAAAACATATGGGCCTTCTGGGTCACGATCCCAGGACCTTCCGGTTATGAGCCGGATGCTCTAACCAACTGAGCTAAAGGCCCAAAATATAAAGAAGCTGCTCTGGCATATTTTCGTTTGGCGACTGATGTTCTCTATCTTTCAAAGCGAAGGTATGAAATATAAATGATTAAAATTCACGGATGGGAGGAAAGGTAGCCCAAATTCCGCTACAATATGCCAAAATAAAAAGTGCCAACAAGCAACTTCTTCTCATAAAAGGGTATGTTTTTAAAGCGCACGGGGTAGGTGGTGCGTAGGATGTGAATATAGATTTAGACTTAATTACTCGATAAATTCGAAATGATATCCGAACTTATTAGAATTAAATGGATAGCCGACGCATCTGCTGATCCTTGATCTACTAAGACCAATGCATTTGCTGGCTTCAGATATCGAGTCGTAGACTTCTCCTGTTTCCACGACTCTAATTTTCTTACCTTTTGTTTTCGGCTCTAAGGTAAGATTGTTTGCATCGACATGCTTTTTGCTTCCATCATTATAATGAATATAAGATGACATAACATCTCCATGCAAAAATGATTCAGCGACCAATCGTGATACTTTTTTCTTTTGCTTTTTATGATTCTCATAAAGGTACACCATAGCATTACCCTGAAAATCATAAGAAATAGTTTTAACACGACCTGTCTTTGAGTTTTTAACTCTTCCAGCATCACTAACTTGATATACATCGCTGGTTCCAACGGGTTTCCACTGTTCTTCTTCCACTCGCTCCTCCTTCCGAATATTCTGGTTATTTGTGGCGAAATAAAAAGAAGAGGTTTATGTCCCTCTCCCTCATAATAGGCTATGTTTTTTTCGCGAATAAAATAAAAGGGCCTGAGTATTTAAACCCAGACCCAAATATTTCTTATTTTTCAATTGCAGGATTAAATGTGCATACGCCCGGATAATATTTTTCAACAATATTTTTAAATATCATATATTCTTTCGTCGTGCATTTTGTGACTATCCGATAACCGGTAATTTTACCATCAGGTGTTCGTCTCTGATATATCGCATGGCAATACGCCGCATGCGGATAATCGCATATGGCGCACATCATTCCATCGATTCGTCCTGTAATATAAATCGCAACAGCCTCATCCTGTATTTCATTGAGATTAATAATAGTACTAAATCTTTTTACTTTCATAACATATTTCTCCATTCCAAAATATCAATTAACCATAGATTAATTCATTAATGCTACATTTCAAAGCTTTCATAATTTTCAACAAATTGTAAACTGTCGGAATAGATTTCCCGGTGCAGTATCTGCTTATCATAATTGACGATATACCAGTCTTTCGTGAAAGCTCATATTGAGTCATTCCAACCCTCATAAGCTTGTAATATAATCTTTCAGAAAAACGCTGATTGAAATCCTCCTCTGACAGTTCAATGCCTTCGGTTTCATCAAATATAAGATAAATGCTTCTGCTCATGAAATCATAAATATATCTTTTGCCGCCCCCTGTCTTTAGTGCTATTTCCATTTGACCACTTGGATACCAATCCACAATATCTTCCGCAAGCTTCGGATATTCCTCAACAAATGAATCAAATACTGGTCCCCAATAATCTTTTCCTTTTTTCATTTTGCTCGCCTTTCTCATGATTTATTTTCTGCTATACAAAAAAAAATAAAAATTTTTCGCAGTTCCTATTTCATTTCAAAGTAAAAATTAAACTCTATTTTAATTTCTTAAAGTCTATTTTAATTTTTTCCCTTATACAAAATAAGAAAAATAAAAATTTTTAGCCAAAATGATTTATTGCTATACAAAAATAACCCGATTTTGGCATTTTCTGCTATACAAAAATCATTGACTCCTTATTTTTTGCTATACAAAAATACACGTCACTCGTCAAAATCTTCCTCTAAATTATCGCTCCATTGATCGTAAATATCATCCGGCAGCTCGTTTTTATTATGTTCAGTTGTTCTAAATCGTGTAAGATTTCCCATAGTTCTCACGCTTTTCATAATATAATCTGCTTGTGTCTCTCCATCGATAGCGCATAATTTTACGAATTCGTCATAAAATTCTTCGGGAACCCTGACGTTCAACTGTCTAGTTTTCCTCTGCCCTTTTATAGGTCTACCACGCTTTCGTTTTATCTCTTCCAACACTATCCCCTTTCAGCAAAATATCATCACAACAATTATTGAATAATCTCAAATATCCTTCCCTATAATTCACGGAAGCACGCGCGATTATATTCCCATCTGAATCATAGATATTAGCAAGAGGTTGTCCACAATCAGGGCATAATAAATAATGTCCAACCACGCCACTTCTCATATCACTATGCTCTAACATCGGGTAATTATAATCATATTGAAATTTACAGCCACAACTGCATTCGCTTTCGAATAATTCTCCTCTGATTCTATCGTGAAATTTCCCATAGGTCTTAATTCTGATCATTTTACAATATCCTCCACACTCTCAATCAATATTTTCTTAAAAATATCTTTTTGTTTGCAACTTCCGTCAGGATACTCATGTGGATGTTCTATGGTGTTTTCACATAAATTGAAAAATACACAAGATAAACATTCACAAATTCTATATACATTTGACTTCTGCTTCACGAAACATCAATCCTCCAATTCACCATGTCTTCAAATTTCTTTTCCATCGACAGAAATATGATAATCAAAATCTTCATCCATGATGTCTTCCCAGCTTTCTTTCGCACCCGAGTTTATGAATTTCCGCAAAAGTTCTGGGATTTCGTCAATAAAATCTTCGAGTTCATCAAGATCTTCGAGCTGATCATGCCCATACAGTCGATCAAGATTCCCTTTCTTCACACCCGTGTAGCATAAATTCCACCCAGATCCAGATCCGCTGTCAACAATTGTATATATGTTACCATCGAAAATAACCGTAGCATTCATATCCCAATAATATCCATCATTGTATCCGGATGATTTAATAACATTAATCTCTTTTCCATCAATGGTTTCTTTTAAAATCATAACTATTTCTCCTCTGATATATTACATAGTTTGTTGCAAATTTTGTTGAGCTGATACGTCACACAACTAAATATAAATGCGCTTCTTTGATAAATTGAATCCTCAAGGTTTTTACCATATATCGAATTACTATATAACTGTGCTTTTGTACGACTTTCCAATAATATTCCAAAGAGTATCCTATACCGTTCATTATCATCCATAATTTTACAGTACGAAAAATCGGCATTCTTCAGCGACAATTGTAATAGCTGATTAGTGTATACCAAACTTTCAGCTTGAAGAAGATAATTATATTTCCGCGCTACATTATCTGACATGTCTTTACAATAATTGAAATATTTATCCGCAGTCTTTGCATTATCTTGAATCTCCTTCTCGATAATTTCTCGTGCTTTCGTATATTTGCTCATAAAATATCAATCCTTTCAAATCCCAGCATCATAACAATCAGCCAAATATGTTGTGATGATATCCTGCAGATCATTTTTCGCACGTTTCATAGCATCTGCCAATTTTCGATCATAATATGTGTTACATATAGCTAACCTATTAAACATTCCTTCAAAACATAAAGCATCACGATGAATAGGCGCACTTTTTCCCATGAATATCATCGCATCGCCATGGCCAGCCTCAGATAATTTCTCTAAATATGTCTTCAAAGAGTCAACCGTAAGACATTCTCCATCAAATTCATCGGTTCTTCTGGCTTGTAATTCATCTTCTTTTAGTTTTTCTAAACAAGTTTTACCTGTTTTCAATAACTTAAGCACATCTCCAAATGACGGCAGTGAGATACAGTCTTTTGATTCCAGATAGGTTTTTACATCGTCACTATTCAACTCGTACTCGTCTACGTAGAAATAAGTTGGAACAGCAATTTTGTAATATTTGGGCAATATTGGAAAAATCATAATCGTAACATGCTTCTCTGGCCAAATAATTTTAGTAAATCCATTAGAATCATCAACCTCGAAATTGCCACACTTTTGCTGAACAAGTTTTCCTAAATAAAATTTTTTTAAATTATTGGCATTCGTATAAATATTAATAACCATAATATCAATCCTCCATTTTTCTATAAAAAGAAAAGACCCAACGCATTTTCAGCGCTGAGCCTTAATCTCAATTAAGTGATACATAAATCGCCACTTCAAGATTTTTCACATATCCATAGACGTCGCCATATTCGGTAATATCAGATCGTAATTCAACCTCATTGAGCCACATGTCTTTGGCGTTAGCTATTCTCAATGGTTCCCTATGTTTTTCACAAATAAATTTAGAATATTCTAAATCATATCCATTCTTTCCGGGATATAATTCATAAAATTCTTTATTCCATTTTTCATACATAGGATTAACCAGATCGACAAATACATTTCGCCGTGCCACGAACTCCTTAATAAGATAATTTTTAACCTGCTCTCCTAATACCGAAGCACCCAATCCTTTAAATGTGAAATTAGCCACCATCGTTGCCATAATATAATCACTCCTTTCATTAGAGTCTATGTAAATAACGCGGCTATTCTTTCTGCCCATTAAGAATCTTTAAAATATCATTGAATGATCCCAAGCAAACACATGACCTACCTTCGAGTATAAACTGAAGTGTAGCCGCTGTGACCGAATTATTCGTATAGTAATAATCTGGGAAATTTGCTGATCCGTCAAACCAGACCACTGGCGGTAAATAAAGCATTCTGACTAGGATATTCTGCGTATGAAAATAAAACTCGTACCCATTAAACATTGGACGATATACAAGATAGGTGCAACCAGGAACTTCGAGAAGACGCTTTGTATAATATAGAAACTCATCGCTTGTTTTATAGCACATGTAAATATCAATGATCATGTGTTCCATTCCTTTCCTATTTATTATTATCTCCCGAATATCTTTTGCGAAGTATTTCCTTGTATTTGTTAAACCACTCTTCCACATGGCAAACATCTATCTTGATTGATGTACCCTCTTTGGTTTTATAACTATCCCAGAAGCTATTGCAGAGTTCCTTTTCGATATCGCAAATTATTTCTTTGAGAGAAACCATTTGCGTAATATTATTCTTGGGTATAATCTCAACTATAAAGTCGCCACTTTCCACATACTCCATCTGAATAATCACCATATCTCTATCCTCATCTTTCCTATGGATTGGATTATTGATATACAGATCTGACCAAACCTCAATTCTCGAATCTTCTCTTGTCTTTATCATAATTTCATTCCTTTCTGAATGAGTTTCTTCCTATTATAATAGGGGTTTTAGAATATTGACGATCAGTTATTTTCAGAACTCCTCTTTCCTCAGCAATTAAAATAGTTGCCAAAGCCATAAGTGTTACTAACTGGAATCTGTTTTCTCCACGCGGAGGATAATAAATAAGCCGCATATTATTTTCTGCTGCTTCATATGCTTCTCTTAGAAACTCCTTTTGACAGTCCATCAGAGGAACACACCAAATTTTTTCAACATACTCCACAATATCAGTCTTCATTCTTTTATCCTCGCTTCCGCGCCAAATCTATAGTGCACAACGGCATCTTTAAAACATGGTTCCTCTGTAAAGTTTCTTTCTCGCATCCCGACATGTATTTCGACATCGTATTGGTCCACATTAATCGCGCCGCCGTATTTTTTATTTATAAATTCGGCTATTATCTTTTTAACATCTTCCTCTGTAAGCTCGATATCTATATATGTATTAACGTTCATTCCACATCATCCTCCTTGATTTCTGTTGACTGGTCTGCAATGTATCACAATACCATTTAAAGGAGTTATGATTTCATATTCATATTGGTGAATATCAATGTCCGGAATATTTTTCCGCATCTTTTCAAAAAGCATATCCGAAATATCATCGGCTGTAAATTTGATAATCATATCACTAACAATTTCCATCTTCATTCCTCCTGTAGTCTTCCACGTTGAATCCAAAGCACCATTTAATCATTTTCTTCTGAAACCAATTAAAATGATAGTCTACGAATATCAAAAGGCTATAAGTCTCTCCAATTTTTATAGTAGAACCATTTATAATATCAGGTTCTACTGTCCCAAGATGATATCCATGTGTTTCCATAAATCCTCCTATCGATCCATATAAATATCAAGCACTCCGAATTTATAATGGCAATCTTTATTTTCTTTGCTCATATCTTCAAGAATTTCGATAATAAATTTGCCAAAATTAGATCCTTCTTTATAATAAAAATTTAACATTTCTACCGCTTGGTATGTAATAAATCCCATTGCACTTGAATCAGTCTTCGTAGCTTCGATTTCTAATGGAATAATTTCCTCATCTTTTAGATTAGAAAGCATTTCTATTATTTCAGTTTTTCCAAGCCCTTCATCGATTGGCTTCTCCTTTAAAATAACATCATACTTATCTTTCATATGCTAATCCTCCTATTCATCCCCAAATATATTCAAACAGTCCATAATAGCTGCTATGAGATTCATAAATGCAACATCAAACTTTTTAAATATGATACACAACATGATACATACAAGGTTTGCTACCAGCAATATTTTCCACATTGTCTTTTCCATTATTTTAGCTCCTTCTCAAAGCAACGATAAAACATACTGATTATCATTGTCTAATGTCCACCACCGAGGAGGTTGCGGTCGTTGTTTTCTTTTTACTTTACCCATTTATTCTCCTATAAAAAGTAAACGAGTGATACAAAATAATGCAAAACTTGGTCAGTTACATATGATATTTTTTGATATCTTGCTTTTAACGGATCAATAATACAGTGTGTCAAAAAAACAACTCCAAGCTGCCAGGTTAATCCAAAAACAAGGTAAAATGGTAAACAATACAACGCACAATGTATGAATAAATGATACCAATTGCTTCCTTTAGTCTTTGCAATAAAGTCGCTTTGTAAAACATAATCACCAATCAAGTGACAAAACACTAATAAAATTACCTTATTCATATATTCCATACTTGACATACCTCCTACTCTCGCTTAACATGAACATGCCGAATAAAGGTCCTGAACTTCTTTCAGACATTCCATCATCAAACCATAATCTGTAAATCTATCAATGTTTTTGATGACTGCCGTGCTGCCGCATACATTAATAAAGATACATTCTGCATTTTCACAATAGTCTACAGTCACACGCTTGTTATTCGTGCATTCATTGGCTTCAAACATCTCATTCATCTTTTTAATCCAGTTTTTCATTAGAAATCCCTCCAAATAATTAATTCAGAATATGGCAGATTTTTTACCCATCGACCATTTCATAAATATTCATCAAAATATCAAAAGTAAATGTTATACTTTACAATTCTCTTCCAAAATCTTTTTATCCCTCCTCTAATTCTCCGAAAAGCTCTTCGTATTTCGCAAGATCTGATTTTATCAATAGTTCCTTTACCTCATCTTCCGTCAGAACCTTGCCATATGTTGATACATCTTTTTCGTAAGTCAGAAACCAATGTCCTTTTTTAGTCTTATACAGTTTTGTGGATTTGGCGCTATATGAGACATTTTTCCCAAGAAAATATCCAGGATAGTTATATTTGCATTTTTCTGAGATTAACTCCATTTTATCAGTGTCGTATTTTAATTTATCAATCACAAATATCATATTTTCGTCCCTTCTCGTCCGTTGTTACAGAACGGCAAGCTATACAATTTCGGTATATTTTTGCTATTAGTCCAATAATTCTTTGTCAATAATCTGGAAATTAGCTCTGTGAATATACAGCGCCTTTCCGTCAATCATTAATTTTGTCGTTTTCGGTAAATCTTCGCATACCTCATAATACACACTATCACCAGAATAAGCACAAATCGGATCACCAAGCTGAGACTGGATGACGACTACACGAGCCTTACCAAAATAATTCTTAAATCTATTGACAACGCTTGCGATAATAACATTCTCTCCAAGACTCCCATCAGTTTTACTATTAATTACTTCTGGACTTTGAAAATTCACATCTGGATTTAATCCTTTTTCCGCAAAGATCATTGTAGTACCGCAGTTCTCCACTTCCTTGCCATCAATTGTGACCGTAATTACGCTGGACAATTTTTTCGTATAACCGCCATCTGAATACGTTTCTTCTTCTACAATATTGGAATCCAGGTCAATTTTCTGTCCACTCATATCCATGAACTTTTCACCTTCATTCGTATAGAACGAAGCATTATATGTATTACCAGTGATAGAACCATTGAGATCGTTTACTTCGCTATTCAACCCTTCACAACCTGTAAGACAAGTCATTAAAATAGATGCTGCTAGAATTCCTGCTACTAATTTTTTCTTCATATATATTTTCCTCCATGAGAATTCCTTTATTATGTTCTTTTCGCGTTGTTTTATCGCCTTTTTCATTCATTCTTTTCGTTATTCCAGACATAACTAACATGAAAAATATCCCGACATGTATTTCAGCAACCATTATCAATGGTTACAAAACAAAAGAGCCCTTATTCAGGACTCTACTCGATATCTTTCTCGGATATTACAAATTGGTCTCCGGTGTCCTCCATCTCGATCAGGTATTTCCCCGTATCTTCGAACACTTCTAAGATAATGGCATACTGTCCTCTGAATCTAATCTCGTCTCCTTCATAAAATATCATTTCTTTTCCTCCTCGTTATAAATTAGTTTAATCCCGCGTGTATCTGGAATTTTGAACGCCTTAATAAGCCGACCGCACTTAGGGCATCTTTCAGGACTGATCGCTGATTGATGTATATAGTGTGCTTTATGAATATCTCCCTCTTCTGCATCAGCCGCATATACTTTTATTGGCGGTTTAGGATTATAATCGTATTCGAAATGTTTGAAGATGTACCCACATTCACAAACTGGTTTAAAAGTTACTACTGCCATATGTTTTCCTCCATTCGAGCTTTTTCAAGTAACGCGTGTCCCTTTTCAATACCCGCTTTATATCCCTCAGAATACCCGCGACGAAATATAGCGCTGTTTTCTTCAGCAGTAACTAATTTTTCAGAAATATCTTGCCCATACTGCCTAGTCATTTGTATTAGTCGAATAGCTTGTACAAGCTCTTCTTTGCTGACAGCCATATAGAAATTACTACGGATGAACTCGTCTATAGTTTGAAATATAAATTCATCAAGTGTTTCGGTGACCGACAGTCGTATGTTATTGATGGTTTTCTCAACCTCGCGAATATAGTCGGCATCCGATGCTTTATTAGAAATATCCATTTCTTTTCTTATATCCTTTCTTATTTTCATTTTTCCTGCAATAGCCTGATCTACAATGTCCTCCAATATAACCACGTTTGGTGGCAGGCATCCAATATTTGCAAAATAGGCAAGATTTACTTGGCTGATAAAGATTATTATTAACGCCTATATGACTCAACATTATCACCTCCGTCTATCTTCATGGTAACGGTAGAAATAGTCCAAATCATTATCATCAAAAGAAATCGCAGACATGTCCTCTTCCATGTGAATATACCCTTCGGAATCTCCCTGAAATAATACTCTTGTTTTCTTAGGGAGATTTTCTAAGAATTTTATAAGATCTCCGACAGTTGCCTCGTCAAACTTTTTCCGCTTTAATTTATCAAACATGCTATTTCTCCACCATTAAAGAGCCATCCGCGTTGTATCTCGGACAAAGACTGTTTAGAGAATCGTCATCGAATACAAGTAAGTAATGGACACCCGTCTGCTCGTCCACATAGTCGACAAGTTTATTGGACATTCCAAACCTCCACATACCCTGACTATCATTTTTTCTGAAATGGAACGAATTGGCATAAACACCAGTTCCACATCCGATCAGCATTCCAACGACAAGTCCAATTACACAAAATAACATAATTCTATTTTTCTTCATTTCTATTTCCATTTCCTTTCTCATTTTTATAAAGCATCCAGCCAGTCTTTGCTTGGACTATGGCTCTTAAATATCATGTAGTGTATTTTCCACGTATGTTCTCATATCTCTGTTTGATGAAGTTGATACATCTTCTCACTATTCATACACCCCATTTTCGATAGACACTGGAGAATTCCATTCTCCATATTCTTTCACGATTTTTCTGGTTTTTAGATCGACTTTGAGGTATCCTTCTAATGAGGGAAAACCTCCGTCGTAACCTTTAATATACAAATATTCATCTACGACCTTAGCTCCGGTAACGTTCATCGGTGAATCCGCATAATATAGATCACCAATTTCATGCGCCATATCGTATACGGATTCAGTTTCAGTTTCATTGTTCTCGGCATGTTCGAGTGCCTTTATTGCCTTGTTTATCGCAAGCGTATAGATAGTTCCCTCATCAGGATTAATTTTCCACATCCGAACAAGGTAATAGTTTGCGAGAAGTATTTTTAATATCTCTGCTGTTTCCTTATTTGTCAGCTCGCCATCGCCATTCACAATATCATTCAATCTTCCCATTTCTAATCCTCCTATTTCTTATTTTTCATTAAATTAAGCTGGATCATTCCCGCCATACAGAAATCCGAGTACAGATAATAAACCTAAAGCGCATTCAATTTTACCTTTTCCAAACACCTATATATTCTTGCGATTCCTTTTTAAATCTTTTTAGCATGTCAATCAACGCATCTACTTCTATCAAATCATTAAAGACAATTTCAGCACTATTTCTCTTTTCTAAATCCAATCTTTCTGCATAAGGAAATGGCTTGACAAAACATTCAAATTTTATATTTTTACCTTTATGACGAAGTGTGATTTCATTAATATTTTCTTTATCATTAATTTTCAATACTTACCTCCTGTGAAATGCTTTACTTCTCGTACTTTTCTCCACGCCAACGGAGACACTGTATCTTTTGAAAATAAAATCTTTTTATAAGTTTTCAATGTTCACCCCTAAACTAACATGTCTTCCAACTTTGAAATTTCTTCCTTTAGAGATTCAATTCTGGTTTTAATTAACTTGTTAAATCCGCAGTCAATAGCTATTATTCCCGTTTCTATGCACGTAAAAATATTAATTAACGAAGAAAAACGGACGAACGCCAAAAGAATGAGACGCGGTGAAGCAGTTCGCATAGCCGTAGATGCCCACAAAACAGAAGTTAATCGCAGACCCCACACCACGAAGCCAATAGTCGAAGCGACGATGAATGTACTCAGTGGCAAGAGCGAACAGTGGGAACTGAGAGTTGATGCATCCGACCTCATAACCGCTATTAGCCCATGCTTTTGTTCCGTATACCATCGTCTCAGACATCAGCTCAACCTTACAGTCGTACCAAGCCCATCCAGAAGCCTGTCCATCAGCTGTTGCATTTGGCAAGATATCTCTATAGGACCTTACGTGAGAAGAACCGAAGTCACTCACAATTTTCTGAGTAGCCTGTGCGAGGTTAGCAGTTCTCATGTCAGAATTAGCATAAGCACCAGTTGTGGTATTTGCAGCAGCGCCTTCTGTATACTGACCGCTGTCTGTGTTATGCATCTGAGCATTGTACAGTGCAGAGTCAGGTACGAGACACATGCTATTACTCATAGATGTATTATCTCCAATCTGTTTTCCAAGATTGAACCCGGCAACTCGATATACAGTACCGTTGATTGTCAGGTAGTCACCTACGAACAGGTCATCAAATGTAGCACTCTGAATAGCTTTTGACATAGCAGAAGTATAGGAAGTACCTAAGTTCTTACCTCTGAAAATGGAGTTATGACCGCCTGCATTATGTAATAATGTCTTACTATTTAGTATACGACTGCATCTCTTTCAATCTTATAAACCATGTCACTCATTACTTTTTCACATTTTTCACTACAAATATAATTTTCATAGCTATACTCCAGTCTATTTGTCATCTTTCCGCAAACGCAGCATGGTTTTGCCTGATCTGTCAGAATATAACCGACTGGGGTTTCTTTCTCAAGTTCTTCTTTTAGCAATCTTTTGAACTCCTCCGAATATTTCTGCGAGTCTTTTTCATATTTGATTCGCTTATTATTCCATGCGATATAGTCATTTGGGTATTCAGCTTTATACTCTGGTGCTACGAGATTATGCTTCTCCAGAATAGTCAGACCACATCTTATTCTGGCCTCAGTTTTTCTTGATAACGATTGTCCATTCATATATTTGTATAATGATCCTATCCCAACACCGGCAAGTTTTGTAAACCGTACCGATCCGAGATTATATTTTTCTAAA